AGTTTTGTATCGTTGACGCGTATGTGGACTTCGATGCTCCACGCCCGACTATCAGATACTGTTTGTTGATTAGGCGTTTCTTTACGACTCGTCGTTCGTATTTCACTTCGCCTTGGTCAGAAACTGTTGGAACGTCTTTCTCTATGAAATAGTACCATCCAAAGATTTGTTCACCCCACAGTTTGAATGAGTCGAGCAAAAACATTGGACTACCATCGGTTAGAGTAAGCTCTCGTTCACAGAAAGAGATCCATCCGTTTACAGCAGTGTCATCGTAATAGATTTCAGGATCAGCAATTAGGCGATCGATGCGATTCATCTCAAGTGAGACTTCTCTGCAAACGGGTATTTCACCTCGTAAGACGCTTTCTCTGAATTTTCCATAGTGAATAGGAACTGCTGTATTGGATAGGCTCATTAGTCAAACAGTTCCTTTAAAAGTTTCTTAGCGGCTTTCTTTTTCTTACTACTGTCAGATTCTTCTTTACCGCTAAGCGCGTCCATCAAGCTTACGGCAGATGTTCCAACAGTAATCATTCCACCGACAGTTCCAAGCATAGCGTCTACCTTGGCTTGACCTTTGGTGACTGAGTTTGCTTTAGCTTGGTAATACCGAGTTTCAAGATTCATTCGATTAATCTCGCTGATTAGCTCCTGGTCAGTCTTCTTCGAAAGGTCTTCTGTATTGCTTGCTCGAGAGAATTGTCGAATGGTTTTGTTCAAAGTTTGAGCTCCACGAACAAGATTGTTTCCGGTCTTGTCTATATTGTTCATTTGCTTTGAAACAGAATTCTTCTTGTCTTTCTTATCCTTCTTATCGTCGGAATCTTTGTCTTTACTTTTTTTATCGTCTTTCGTTTCTTTCTTGTCGTCCGAGTCCTTATCTTTGCTTACTTCATCGGCTACTTTGTTAATGGCTTCGTCTTCTTTCTTAGAAGCGGCTTTACTAATGGTCTCTTTAGTAGCGTCAATGTAGTCGTTTACTATCTTGTCGACTTCTTCCTGGTGTTTCTTTGCTTTCTCGACATCCTCTTCGGTCTTTTTAGTGGCATTTTGAAGAACTGTGTCTTTTTCTTTCTTCTTCTTTTTCTTCTTCGAAAAGACGCCTTCTAAAGACTGGAATGGACGAGAACCCGAACCCCAATCGTATCGGCCAGAGTGACCGCCGTTCTTATGTCCGACGCCGTAATGTGCCAGATAGTCCATATAGCATTGATTAGGACTTTTCAATTCGTTTCTTGTGCTCACTTAGTCGTCCTCCGATTCAGTAGCTGATTGCTCGGCTAGAATACTGAGCCGCCATTCAAGCTCTTTAGCAGAACGTTCCAAAGCGTCCATTGCTCCGGAAGAAGTGGGCGGGTCGAATCCAAGCTTGGTTTTTGTAAACACATAAATTTTCGCTGACGAGAGAATGTTCGTATCCGTTTCGAACTCATACCAAGTATTCTTACTGGATGTAATCGAATAGCCCTCATCAGGTCCGATTCCGATTTGCGACAAACTCGAAAACGCATTGTTTATGTGCATAGTAATGTCATCATCAAAAGCTGTGTACTCAGATGTGATACCGAGAAGCTTCTTGACCGAATCTAAAATGCTGTCCACTACTTTCCTCCTTTCTTCCAGGGACATGTGTCATAGGGTTTACGCTCAATCAATCCGAAGTCCAAAATATCGTCGTCGCCATAATGTATAGCATTGTGAGTTTTAGTCGACACACAGATGAGATACTCTGGGTCTAAAATATCTTCGTTACGATGAATGATGTCGGAAGGACTGATTGGGTTCATGTGATGAATGTGGATTGTTCCGAAAATATCGTTGCCTGGTATTCCCAAGTCGCAACCCATGTCCCGTAAGATTACGTAATCTCTTACTCGTTTCCATTCAGGTGAATGGTAAAAATCTTGATTAAGCTGACGCTCTGGTCCGAAAGTCGGAAAGCCAACAGATCCACTCAGTTTCAAATATAGAAACCGGTCTCTAAAAGTTGTCAGCTTAGACAGCTCACTGTACGACTTCATTACGTTTAATAGAGCCGCTATAGTCCTTGAATGCTTCAAGAGCTTCCAAATATCGTTGTTCTTCTGAACTAGGATTAACCATAGCTTCATACTTTGCGTCAGTCAGTTTAATCTGCTTGTCGAGGAGAGCTTTCTCCATCTCACCTTTTGCCATACCGCTCTTAATTATCTGTGCAACCAATTGGTTGGATGCAGAGCCGTCCTTAAGGCGCTGTTCAGCAAGATTGTAAGCCAAGTCGATGAGACGATTCTCTCGTTCGGCTTTACTCATCGGAAAATCTTTCCCACGGACTAATTCTTCTTGTTCTTCAGGCTCTACTGGAGCCTTTACTTTACGAGTCGCCATACGATTCACCTCTTTCTTTTGGCGTTTCAAATATGTTTGGAATAGTTTTAGTATGCTTTAATATGACAGTATGCCCCATTAATGAAAGGTTTCACCCAACTTTATCGCTGCAAATATCGTTGGGCGGATGGAAGAGGGAGAGTCTTCCTGAAGAAAGAAAGGAGCGCATAGGATGAATTAAAGGAGGAAACTGTGACATACTGCCATGTTAAAGCACACTAAAGTTTCCTTCAGCGTGCTTTTTCGATTTTAAACACCTAAACCTTCCTCCGGAGAAAATATCAAGAGAGCGGCCGATGTGGTAGGGGGTGCGTTTTTAGGGAACCCTCCCCTATGTGCAACGAATTAGTATTCGTCGTCTTTGTATTTCATGTAGATGTTTAATGGATCATTTTTAATAATTTCGTCAATTGCTCGTTCCCATTCTTTATCGTTTTCGTAATCTGTTAAATTTTCAGACAGTTTTGCAAAACGAGCAACCAGTCCATTGCAATTGTAACCAGAAAGCAAATCGAAAATTAACCATTTTTCTGATTCTTTGCTTGGATTGTAAGGATTGTCCTTAGTTGTTAAGTAAGTTGCCATTTTTTCCTTTCTTTTGTATAAATTTTATTCAAATGCGTAACAAAATAGTACGAACATGAATGAATGCAAAAGCTTTAGAAACGATTGCTTTAACAATAGACTGAACATAAAACAGATGGCGTTTAATAATAAAACTGTATAGCGTAAGGCACAATAAAATCTGTTTATTCATTAAGTTTCTTAGAAACTGTAGAAACAGAACAACCAATTGATTCAGCAATTTCAGCGTTTGTGTAACCGCAAGCGGCAAGAGCTTTAATTTTAGCAATCTTAGCATCAGACAATGTAGTAGATGATTTAGGACGCGCTCTTGTAAGAAGCTGATCTTCGTCGCATTTACTAAAGATTTCTTCTACTTTATTGGTAGCTAGAGCATTATTCTGGATAGCTTCCCATTCTTTGTCTGTAATAGAGATGCGTACATTTTTACCAGAAGCCCCGCACTCATATCGGGCATTATTCAGCTCGATGGTGGCTAGCTTCTTATACGTCTTGATGTCATCCTTGAGTTCGGGGTTATCCTCTACTTTAGCTGCCATGCGGGTGTTAGCCACTATCTGTGCTTGACGTTCCCTAGGGCTGTTAGCTTTTGCTTTAGAAAGCTTTGACTCAAGGGATGCTACCTCGGTGGCGTACTCCTTGGCCGCAGTACTACTCTTACGGGCAGACGGTGTTTCGGCGGCAGTCTTCCTGCACAGATTAGCCAGGGACTTGGTTTTGTTTACATACTCGGCGTATAGGTTCTCCTGGGCAGTCCCCGTACTAAGGGAGTATGCATCAGCAGTCTCGAGGATAAGGGACCGGTTCTCTTTTGCTTTAACTGTGTTACCCTTTTCGTCGACATAAGTACGGCCGCTTGTTTTATAGATGAGGGATCCGTCCTCCTTGGTAGAGTCATAGTACTTACTAGACTTAACGTTAACGATGGGGGTACCTTGTGATTCGTCTACCTGTACGGTCTGTTTACGACGGGATAGTAACGTGGATGCCCCTCCCTCGTGGACTTTGCCGTCAGAGTCAATCCAGGTCTGGTACTTCTTCTTAAGGCTAGCGATGTCGTTGTCTTTCTCCGACTGCTTATAGTCCAGCTTATGCTTGTATGCGTCGATGACTACCATAGAATGCTTAATAGCTTTGACTAAGTCCTCATCGTTAGCACCTCTGAGCTGCATGTCAGTGATCAGGTTAGAGATGATACCCATCTCTTTGTTGGTGTTAGCCTTAGTCATATACTTCATGCCAGCAGTCTCTTTGTACTGGGACTTGGCATCGAAGTTTACAAGCTCTTCATATGGTTTCTTAGCAGAGATACGAACCTTGTCGTTAGTTGGTATTACTAGAACCGTATCGCCATCAAAGTCTGCTCCAGATAGCTGAGCAGCAACTTTAGGACTGATACCAACAGCGTCAGTAGCGTTCTTACCGATACGTTTAATAGCTGCTACAACATTGTTGTTAACCGTAAGCTGTGGAATCTCAGCGATGGATGCGTGTGGGAATCGAACAAGAGATACCTTAGTTCCATTAGGAAGATTCGGGTCATAGATCTCAGTGTCTTTAAGCTCTGGTACCGGCAGGATTACAGCAGTCTTTTGGCCAGGCAATGCAGCAGCTTTCATGGATGTGGCAGCACTATCCAACTGATCAGCCAAATCGTTAAGCATCTTCTTTCGAAGTGTTACGTTATTGATAGTAAGAATCTCATCATACTGTTCATAGTTGTCTTTGTATGTAAGATTCAGCTGTTTCTTAATAAGTTCCAATGGCTGCTTAGCCAAGAACTGAGAAGACAATGACTTAGCTTGAGTAAGCCAATCACCTTCTTCTTTAATCTTGTTAATGGCTGACAGTAGTTTGTTGCCATTGGAGTCTTCGTAATAGCTTTGGCCATTGGCTTTAATTGCTGCACCAAACGGATTGACGGGGTCATCCAGTTTAATCTCTTTAAATACCTTCTCTTTCGGTGTACCTTCTGACTTGTTCGTATTAAATACAATGTCATAACCGTCAGGGATGTCATCCGAATACTGTGCCATGCCTTTCAGATACAGTTTATCATCGGTCAGGATGCGAACCTGAGCATAAGAGGATTTACCAAGGTCTAAGTCTTCTACACCACGACGAAGCTGTATAGTTCCGTCAAGGTCGATACCACCTTCTTCGGCATAACGTATGTAAATACGGTCGGAGTCAATGCTGGTCGGGTATTTGAGCCGGTTGAAACTATCGCCATCGTCGTCGGAATAGTAGTCTGAAATCTGTTGAACTTTGTCTAAGTCTGAATATACTTCTTTGTACTCGGTTCCTGGAGGACACAGAATGGACAATGTCAGTTTGTTCTGTCCTTTAGGGTCGTTGGCATAGTTCATTTGTCGAGTATATACTTCATAGCCTTCCATTCTTAATCGTTCAAGAGCTGCTTCTAACGTGGTTTTATTAACGCCAAGTTGGTATTCAGCGTTAGCGCCAACATCTAAGAAACCTTTTGTTTCAAGCTCTTTCTTAAGAATCTCTGCTGTATTTTCGACACGTTTCTTATTCTCAGCAATGGAGTTGTCAAGTAATGTACGAACAGATGAGTCGCTCGTTAGTTCTGAGTAAGCATCGTCATCTTTGTGATTGGCATTCATAGTATCCATAATCTGTTTGTATGACAGACCTTTATCACGAAGTTCGCTAGCTTCAGCTGCTAGTTGCTTACGATACTCGTTCTTATAAATACTCTCACGAGCTCGTAGCTGTGTGGTAGTAGCATAAGGACCGAATAAAGCAATAGCGATTTTTTTGTCGGTCATGCCAGATTCTCTATACTTAGCAATTCGAGATATATAGTCGTTCGAATGCTGATATGGGTCTTCACCACTTCCCCATTCATATCGTCCTGAATGTCCTCCGTCTAAGTGTCCAACGCCGTAGTGTATAAGGACATTTCTATCAGAGTCGTAACGATATTTTCCGTTATCATGGATAATCTTTTTCATAAGTCTTCCTCTTGTGCTTTCAT